AGCGCTGAGCATTCGCGCGCCCGGTCAAGGTAGCTGCGCCGCAAACTGTCAAGCGCCTCGTACCGTTCTGCGCAGGGACTAGCCAATGTTCAATCCAGTGTAACCAGTGGTGTTGATTGGCGGCGAAACCTTAGCATTGCTTGGCCGCTTAATCATAAGCAGCGAACGAGACGCCACGCCTTTCTTCCCGCCTGCCATAGCGGGTGCCTGCTGTGTTGGCCCCATCTTTTCCGTTGGTGCGGGTGTAACCGCTGGGGGCTGCACGATTACCACGGGCTGTGGCGGTGGGGGTGCAGGCATGGGGGGCATAGGTGGGGGTGCAGAGTTTCTACCGCCAAGACACATGGCTCTAACCTTTCATGTTTTTCGCTAGCTGTTGGTCGTAAAGGTGACGCAAGTGCGACTGCACTTTTACTGCGCCAACAGATTGCCAGACCTCGCGTTCGCTCCATTCGATGCCTGGGGCTTTGTCAGGAAAAACTTCCGCGAGGTAATCCAATAATTCTTCGGTGATAGCAGGGGGTTTGTTAGGCACCGCAGACACCTCCCTTGCCACCGATCTCGCAAACATCATGGGTCTCAATGAACGTGATGCCTTGCTGATTCGACGCTTCGCTGTACGGCACAGCAGTCAACGGCTGACCGCCACGTGAACCGTCAGCGTAGAACGTCAAGCCTCGCAGCTTGTCCGCGTAACGCGCAACCAAGTCCACGTAATCGTCAAGCGTGTCTTCGTTGTTTAGTTCATGGCCCCACGCTGGCAGGTTCACCGTGCTACTGATCGACTGGTCCACGTATTTCTGCACGTCCGCTTGGAATTTTAGCCTGCGTTCTGGTTCTGCTGCCAAGTCCAGCGCACTTTCAATCTTGTCAGGGTCCACGCCGTAACGATCAATCACCTCTTGGGCAGCGCTATCGACAACGTACTGGTATTGCCATTGATTGTCTGGCCCCAGCCAGCGGCGCTTGTACGCAACAGCAAAAAGCGGCTCTATGCCCGTCGTCGTTCCTGCGAGGATGCCAATGCTCCCGGTCGGGGCAATAGCGCGCACGCCCTTTGGCCGCGAGACACCAAGGGTTTTGGAGAACGCGGTCGCTTCCGCATCGGATGCGGTCTCGTATACATCTAGCCACGAATGCAATTCATCGTTCACTTCGTAGTTATACCCACGCGCCAGCAACCATTCGTGTAGACCCATGATTCCTAGACCCAGCCTACGGTTTAACTCGCGAGTGCGGTAACATTCTTCATACGGCAAAGCGCTCGCCAAAGTACCACATAGCAAAAACTTTGTCACAAGGCGGGTTACGTCTTCTAGTTCTTGCAAGTTTTCAATGCGGCTGAAGTTGAGTGACGCTAGGTTGCACACGTCGTGCGGCGTGTCGATGTGGCTTACTACCTCTGTGCACGCGTTCCGTAGCGTTTCGCCCTCATGCTCAAACATGTTGAAGCTAAATCCAGGCTCGCTAGTCTTCAACGCTTGCTCGACGTTCTTGCGGAATACACGACCAGGTTCACCCGTCTTGTAATACTCTTGAACCCATTCGGTGTCGTAGTTGACGGACACGTTCATCATGTCTAACGGGGCGGGAAAATTAAAGTCTTCAGCCTTTACGTCTGCGATTGTCTTCCCGGTTCCAGCAATCGGCATGTCGTGCCAGTTCTTTGCCGCCAAGAAATCGTCAATGTCGCCGTGTTTCCAGTTCAAGCTGCCGTACATGGCGCTGCGACGGTCTCCCCCTTGGCGCACCTGTCGGCCAATCTCATTAATCATTAGCGCCTTGCTCACTGCGCCTGACGCCACGCCACCACTGCGCTTCAGCAAAGAACCTTTCGGACGATACCGCGAGAAATCAATACCGATGCCGCCACCCATCGTCAGGCAAAGCTCTGACCAGCGGGACAGGTTAGCCCAATCCTCACGGGTGTCTTCCGTTGCTGCTAGCAAGAAACAGTTATTGTATGCCTTCCATTCCTTGTTCGCGTTCGCCAAGTAGCGTCCACCAGCCAACCATTTGAACTCGGTCATGTACTGCACAAGCTGGTCTTTGTCGTCCGCAGGCATAAGGTCGCCACACACCGCGTCCACTAAAGCGCGGCACAGCTTGGGCCATGTCTCTGCCCCTTCGTGAGCGTATTTCTGGTTGAAAATAGTGGTAGCGAATTCATTACGAAACATCATTCATCCCCAGTTCTTCACGTGCGATTTCTTGTTTGATTAGGTAGTGCAGATAAAATTTACATTTCAGCAGGTCTTTAAGCGGCGACCCTTTGTGTTTGTATCGGGTCAGATACTTTATGCAGTTGGCCTGCGCTGGATTCATGTTGTGTGACATGATGTAATCCAAGCACTCTATTCCCTGCGTGTAGTGGTCGGGGTGGTAAACTTCTGTGCTGCCAAACTCTGCGTCTGGTGCGGCAAAGCTAAGCTTTAATTTTGCTAAGTCGGCGGGGTCCAAAGATTTACTCCTGTGTCCAAATCATATTCAGAAAAGGAACGCAGAATGTACGCAAGACGTGCTTGCGTCAACGCATCGTTTGCAGATTCGCCAGCTTTTTCGTATGCGGAAACGACAACCTCCCATCTTTCTAATGGTGTCGTGCAGTTTTCTAGCAGACGCGCTGCCCGTACTTTGCCTAAACCTGGCACGCCGGGGTAGTTGTCGGTGCTGTCACCTGTGATGCTTTGAAGCATGTGGTTGTAATTGGCTTCGTCGGCTGTGACCTCAATCACCTCGCCCTCGTTCAAGTCCAAGTGCAAGCCAGGTACGGTGCGCAAGTCCTTGTCGATACTGACGATGATGCTACCCGGTTCACTGCCGTGCATACCCACTAGGTCATCACCCTCAAGGGTCGGCTTACTGAACCCACCGTATTTGTCTGTGCAGTACCCGCGCATGTACGACCAGCCAAGCGGACGCCGCCCTTTGCGGTTAGCTTTGTACGCTGGGTAAAGTTCTTTGCGGTAGTTGTCGTGGTCTGACAGGCAGAACAACAGGCTTGTCGCTTCTGTCTGGTCACGTATTGCTTCGGCCAAGTTGTCAAAGACAATCTCAGCTTCCGTTGTGCTTAACCAATCAGTGATAACAACGTCGCCAAAAATCTCATGCTCGGCTGGCGTGGTGGCGGCGAGACACGCTTGGTAAACCAGCACGTCCGCATCTATAACTGCGCGCAATCAAATGCTCCTAAGATTGCAGGGGTACGCCTCGCTGTAAGCAGCAACTACTACGATTTCCAGCGCCGCATACTCTTTGTCTAACAAGTCGTAACGAACTAGGTATTCTAAGATTACTGCGTGCGTCTGCTGTACGTCTTCGATGGGATGCGCTTGGCAAATCTTTGGTTCACCATGAGCCAACACGAAAGCAGTGTTTGCCCCCGCAATAAGTCCGTTAATATAAAACCAAATAGGATTGACTAGCCCGTCATCTACTGCGCTGTTCAATGTCGGTAAATAAAACTGTGGGCCAGTAAGATACTGAGCGCGTGCCGTTGTGGGGAGACACACTGCAAACCAGCAGACCAACAGGGACAGAAACCAACGCATTACATTTAGTGGCTCTCGCTCCAATTATTGCCCACCTTCACGTCACAGGTAAGCGGTGCGCGTATCTTAAAGAAATCATTTGCTTCGCGCAATGCTTGCGTAATCGCATGCGCAGCCTCGTCTAAATCTTTGTCGGCGCAATCAAATTGCAGTTCGTCGTGCACGTAGAGAACTAAGTTGCAATCCAAGTGCTTCGTTAGTTCCACCGCACGACAACACCAGAACTTAGCGTAACAGCTAGTGGCTGACTGTATAAGGTAGTTAAGGCTCTTGTGTTCACTGTCGATTGGGATGATGCGGCCATCCAGACTGCGCAGTTGCTTTGCTTTCTTCGCGACCTTCTTTGCTTTCTTAATCAACGCGTCCAACGCAGGAAGTGCAGTGAGCAATCGCTTGCGCACCACCGTACCATTCTGCCCCGCCATCCGGCCAAGCCGTTCGTCACCTGACCCGTAGATCATAGCAAACACCACGCCCTTCGCCCGGTCCCTACTAATACCCATTGCGTCAGCGTTCGTTTGGTGTGCGTCACCTTCCGCCAAAATCTTAGCGTACGCCCCTTTGTCATACGGGTGCATGTAGTGCGCCAACATCATAAGCTCAGCTTTGTCCAAGTCAGCCGCTAGCAGCTTGCGACCAGCACTCGCCGTAAAAAGCTCCCGGCATTCTTTGCCGTACTCGCTGCCCATATTTGGAATTTGCTGCATATTTGGAGCAACCGACGATGTGCGACTTGTCCTCGCACTGTTGCTAATGACACGCGCATGTATTCTACCGTTGCGCGAGTGCTCAATCCAACTGCGAACCAAGCCCAACCGCTTCGTTAACATAAAGCTGCGTGCTAACAGCTTCGCCGCTGGGTACTGGTCGCTGATACTGTTGAGTATGCTTTCATCTACACGTGGTAGCTTGCCGCTCTCCGTCATCACGCTTGGCTCCCAGCCCTGCGCTTGCAGTACCTTGGCGATATGCGCTCGGCTGTTCGGATTAAAGTGCACCAGCTTGACTTTCTGGTACTCGCATCCCTCAGTCACGTGGGGCTTGTTCTTGTATGCCACGCTGCGCTTCGGCACGACAAGCGGCCCATCCGCCTCGTACCAAGACCCAAAAGTTTCAAGCATTTCTACCTCAATGTCGTCTACCGCACGCTGCAAGGTTTCTTGCAACCGCACTGCCTTGTCTTCGTCGAAGGCAAACCCGTAGGTTTCCATGTCACGACACACCCCGGCGAACTCATGCTCTAACTTGTTTGCGTCTTCGCTGATACCTAGCTGCGCAACCTGTTTGTATAGCCGTGCCGTTACGCGGCAGTCATTCAGACAATACTCAGCAAGCTCAGCGTTGTACCCGTCTGACCACTCCCCGCCATATTCACCCTTGTTCAAGCCCAGCCGTACGCCCCACGTGTGCAAGGCGTGGCTTCCTGGTTTTGCCCGGTGATCTAACTCGCGCATTTCCTG